TTTTATTTATTATAGGTTCTGTAGGACTTATGTATTGGATAATGAGTCGAGGAGATGATTAATTATGGCTATGCAAAAAAAGAAGAGCACAGTAAATGCAGCTGGTAACTACACCAAACCTGCGTTACGCAAACGTATCTTCAACCGCATTAAGGCGGGTGGAAAAGGTGGAGCACCTGGACAATGGTCTGCGAGAAAAGCCCAGATGGTTGCATCAGCCTACAAAAAAGCAGGTGGGGGATACAGGGGTTAATGTCTATACCTAGAATACCTAGAAAACCAGGACAACCTGCAAAATCTAAAAAACATTCTGATCTTTATACAGATGAGAATCCAAAGGGTACGATTAAGGGATTAAAGTTTGCTACACAAGCAGATGCAAAGAGAAGTGTGCTAATAATTAAGAAGAGTGGTAAATCACATGCACATCGTATACAAGCAGCAATAGCTATGGAACAACGGGCTAAAGTTGCAGGGAAAAAAAGTTCAGCTATAGAGTTTCGTAAATATATTAATGCTATGAAAAAAATAACTGAGAAAAGAAAAAAAACAAGGACAACTTAAAATGAGTAGACCTAAACCAAATTTAACCCCTGCACAGAGAAAAGCTTATGATGCTAGAATGAGACAGCTCCGTCAGCAACAACAAAGAAGAAGGAGAGTAACTCCAAAAGTAGGCGTGTTAGGTAGAAGACTAACTGCAGAACAAAGAAGAAAATTACTAGCTCAACAAAGAGGAAAAGTAAAAACTCCGCAAAGAAGTGTAGCTTCTGACTTAGTAAGAGGAAAATTAACAGCAATAGGTAATTTGCCTCCAGAACAAAGGAAAAAATTACAAAGGGATGCAAGAATACAAAGGAGAAAAACTGTTCGTACTTTACGAGAAAAACCTAATAAAACAGCTCAAGAAAAACAATATTTAGCTGCTGTAAAAAAAATGAGGCAGCAAAAAAGAAGACAGAGAATGATAAATAAACAAAGACAAAATGCACAAAATAGATTAACAAAACCAAAAGCACCACCAAGACCTACAAGACTTACAGGTGCAACAAGAAGACAAGTAACTGCTGCTCTCAGAGCATCACAAAAAGCAAGAGGAAGAGGTTGATTATGGCACTAGCTAAATCACAAAGAAGTTTAAAATCATGGACTAAACAAAAATGGAGGACAAAAAGTGGAAAACCTAGTACACAAGGCCCAAGAGCTACAGGAGAAAGGTATCTCCCAAGCAAAGCAATTGCTTCACTTTCAGACGCAGAGTATAGAGCAACTTCTAGAGCTAAACGCAAAGGCAGGAAAATGGGTAAGCAATTTGTGGCTCAACCCAAACGGATCG